AACAAAACAGATGACCAGAAGAAAAGAGCATTAATATCTGCTACAAGATGGATTGATACTTTAGTTTTTTATGGCGATAGATGTGATGAAAGTCAGGCACTAAAATTTCCAAGAACAAATTATCAGGTTGATGGTGTTGAATTATCTTGTTCTACTATTCCAAATAATATTAAATATGCACAATATGAATTAGCCAGAGCATTGGCAAATGATACTGATGCGATTACTGGAACTACTGGTAAAGATGGTAATTTTTCTGAAGTAAAATTAGGAGATATACAGGTCAAATATAATACTGATAGTCAGGGCACTGGATCTATAAACAATATTCTTGACGTTTATCCGTGGCTGCAAAGTTATCTCGGAGCATATATGTTAGGTGGAGCAGGTAGTTTTCAGATGAGGGTAGTTAGAGGATAATGGCAGGTCAACTTGATTCATTACTAAAGAATGTAGCTAAACAGATTGTTTCTGATTTAGGAAATTCTTTTGATTCCTCTATTGTTTATACAAAGAAAGCATCGGGAAGTTATAACACAGCTACAGGTGCATATTCTACAAGCGATACAACTTATAGCATCAAAGCTCCTGTTGAATTTGTTATCTCTACTGAAGATGATGGTAGAGAAAGAAGAGAAGCGAAGGTTTATATTACTCCTGATTTGATTGGAGATAATCAGCCTGATTTTCAAGATGAAGTTACATTAACTTATGCTGGATCTACAAGAGTAGGACAGATAGTTAATATAGATACAAGACAAGGTGGACAAACTTATCTGTTCACTTTATTAGTGAGGTTCTAATGGCTGTAGGTAGGAGTATTAAAAATATAGAGAAGGATCTTACTGGTAATTTAGAAAGAGATTTAAATATTTTTGTACGAACAATTATTACTGATTTATCTACAAAACAAAATAGTCCTGTTGATACTGGTTTTTTTGCTTCTAGTTGGACAGCTAGTACACAAAGACCTAGACCAGATCAATCAAGAAAAGAATTTGCTCCATGGAGTAATATTAAACCTTCAAGAATGGGTGTAGAAGCTCCAGGTGCAGTAGTTGAACCTAGATTCCTTGATAAAATACCATTTAGTTTTAAAATATATTCAAAAGTATTTATTGGTAATAGATCAGAATATGCAGCCAGAGCTTTAGCATCTCCTAGAAGCGGAGTACCTCAATATGTTCAAGGAAAATTAGGAAAATTAATTAATCAAGTATTTAGAGAAAAAGCAAAATTAGCTATTGGTACATTTGGTTCTGGAGTGAAATATGAATCTAAGAACGTAAGAGACTTGCAAGGTTTCGGTTTATTTGGTGGTACTGATGATGTATTTGTTGATTACACAAATCCATGACTTTAGTTAACACCAGAGCAGCCTTTGAGAAAGCCGTAACAGATGCAGTTGCAGCAGTAGACGCTACTGTTGAAATGGTTTATGACAACATGGTTTATAAGACTCCTGGGAAAACTAAAAAATATATTGTTATGTCTATTGATTTTGCACAGGCAACAACTCAAACTCAAGGTGCATCACAAGATTTTTATTCTGGTGTTATTCAATGTAATATTTATGTTCCAAGAGGAAAAGGTAGTGCAACTTTATCTGCTTTAGGCGAAGCTGTTATTGATGGACTTACCTCTGTTAATGCTTCTAATTATACCGACACATTTAGTTGTACTCCGAGAGTCCTTGATGTGGTTGGAGTAACACCGATTGAACGTGATGATTCTTCACATTTCTTAGGCTTAATATCTTGCCAATTTACAGCCAACGCTTAGTATAATGATATTAGCTATACAATAACATGACTAGAGCAGTTGATCTATTGAGAAACAAATTCGGTGTTTCTCAACTTTACAAACATGATGTAAAAAAAGATGATGAAATAATTTTATCTGTTTATTGGAATCCATTAACTATTGCTGAAAGAGAATCAATACAGAAAAAAACTAATTCTGAAGATGCTAATGATTTTGCTTTACAACTAATGATTGAAAAAGCAAAAGATGAAAATGGTGCAAGATTATTTCAAGATGGAGATAAAGCATCTTTAAGACGAGAAGTTGAAGCAAGTATTTTGCAAGAAATACAATTAGCTATGATTAATGCTGGTACTGATAAGGAGGTTGAAAAGGCCAAAGCCGATTTGAAAAGCTGATGGTCAAATGAAATTTTTATTCTCTTTAGCAAAAGAATTAAAGAAAACTGTAGCTGAATTATGTGAAACTCTTACTTATGAAGAAATGTTAGGTTGGGCTGCTTTTGCTCAAATTGAAAATGAAGAATTTGAAAAACAAAAAGAACAAGCACAACGATCTAGTGCTTTAAGAGGTAAAAAGAGGTAATATAGAGAAAATGTTTTAACTTTCTATAGCAAGTGGCTAATTATAATGTTGATATTGGTGTTGCTTTAAAAGGTGCTGAAAAAGTAAGAGCATTTAATAATTCAATAAAAGCATTAAGTGAAAATATAAAAAACGCCAATTTTTTTCTTACAACTTTTGCAAAAAACAATGATGGATTAGTAAGAAATGTTAGTAATTTACAAAAAAATCTTAATGCAGCAGGTAATAATTTAAAACAAGTTGCTCTAGGAACAAAAGAAGCGACTATAGCAGCAGCACAATTTGTCAAAGCACAAGATGAATTAAATAAAGGATTAATTCAACAACAAAAATTAGTAGATGATGTATCAGGCAAAACAGCAAAAAAAACAGGAGCAGATAATAAAAGATTACAAGATGGTTTATTAAGGCTAGAAAGACAATCTACAAGAGAGCAAGAACAGCAATTTTTACTTCGTCAACAAGGACAAGAACAATTAAAACAAAAAGTAAGAGAAATAAATCAACAAAGAAAAGAAGAAAATAAACTTATAAAACAAAACGTACAGCAAACAAAAAAGAGTGTTGCAGAGGAAATAAAGAAAAAATTTAGTATTATTGCTGCTGGTACAGAAAGACGTAAAAATCTTAAAAAATCAATAGACGAATTTGAAGCAAATAGAAAACAAATACCTATAAATGACCGAATAAATGCACAACTTAAGAAAAGAGGTTTAATTCTAAGTTCAAATGGAAAACAAATAATTAGTAATAATCAAAATCGTAATAGACGTGGAATGGGTGGAGGTCTTACCAATGCTATAGGTAGTGGAATTATTGGTGGTGGTTTTCCTTTACTTTTTGGACAAGGAGCTACTGCTGCATTAGGTGGTGGTATAGGTGGTGTTGCTGGTGGTTTAATAGGCGGACAATTTGGTTTTGCTCTTTCTATCGCTGGTACTACTATTGGTAATGCTTTAGATCAGTTAAGTAAAGCATTAGTTAAACCAACAGAAAATATTGAAATGCTTGTTAACAGATTAGGATTAGCAGGAACAGAGACAGGAGATTTAGCGTTAAGACTTGAAAAACTTGGTTTAGAATCCGATGCTGCTGAACTGTTATTAAAAGAATTTGAAAGGGAATTTGGATTAACTGCTGATGAGTTCAAAGAAAATGCAGAGACATTAAAAACTTTTAATAATGAAATAAATAAATTTGGTACTGCCTTAACTTTAATGATGGCAAATGTTTTGAGTCCATTAATTAAAGAACTTAATAATTTAATTGCAGGTAAAAAACCAGAGGGTATATCAAGAGGTGTTACTGGAACAATAGACTTTTTTACTGCTAATGCGTTGGATCTTGATAAAAGAGGCAATATTTTTGATGAAGTACCTGATTTGTTAAAAGACTTACCTAATCCATTTAAAAAATCTAGAAGAATGTCTAATATTCCTGCTGGAGAAGAAACAGTTAATAACCCTGATTTTGGTAAAACTGGATTTCTTATACTACCACCAGTTAAAGATCCTTTAAAACCTTTTAAAGATAAAGCAAATCAAAAATTTCAGACAGAACAAATTATTCCTTTAAAGCAAGCACTAGAAATTGAAAAGAAAAGATTAACTACAAGTGCTGATAAATTAAATTTGATGAAACAAGAATTTGAATTAGTAAACTTAGATAATCAATTAAAAGATTTAATTTCACAAAGAAATGAGGAAGAAAATATAGAATTAGAACGAAAAATTGAAAAATTAAAAATAGTTAGAGATACACAAGCACAAGTTGTTGAAAATACAAAAAAATTAATAGATCCTACAAGACAAATTTCACAGATGTTTGCACAAGATATGGGCAATGCAATTAAAGGATTAATTCAAGGCACACAAACATTAAATAGTGCTTTAAATAGTGTATTGAACAAAATGAAAGAAGCTGCACTTAACATGGCTTTGTTCGGTAATGTAGGTGGAAATATAGAAAAAGGATCAGGAATACTTGGCACAATATTTGGTGGATTTTTAGCTAATGGTGGTGTTACTAAACCTAATAAATCTTATGTTGTTGGAGAACGTGGTGCAGAAATATTTACTCCAGGAGTTACAGGAAGAGTTACCCCAAATCATGCTATAGGTGGTTTAACAAATATAGTAGTAAATGTAGATGCTTCTGGTAGTTCGGTTCAAAATAATGATCCAGATGCGATGCAGTTAGGTCAAACCATAGCTAATGTTGTTAAAGAAGTTATTATTGATGAACAAAGAAGTGGAGGTTTATTAGCATAATGGCAACTTTTCCAAGCATTAAACCAGCATATGGGGAAACTCAAATTATTGAGCAAGAAAATATTGTTGTAAAACTTGGGGATGGCTACCAACAAAGATTAGTTGAAGGGCTTACGGCAAATAAAAGATACCATATAGTAACTCTTAATTTTAATATTTCACAAACAGATGCAAATACAATTAATACTTTTTTAAATGCAAGGTTTGATGACCAAGCACATTTTCAATACACTATAGGAGGAGAAAGTTCTGCAAGAAATTTTGTTTGTACTAGCAGATCAAGTTCAATTCCTTATAACAACAGAGTAAATATGAATTTAACTTTTGAAGAGGTATTTGAACCATAATGGCAATTCCACATTCTGAATTACAAAAATTAAATCCAAGTTCAATTATTGAGCTTTTTGAAATAGAGCTTGTTGAAGGTTTGCATTATGCAACAGGAAATCCTACAAGTGTTCCCACAACTTACAGATTTCATGCTGGAACAAAAATAGATAGTTATGCAGATATTGTTTGGCAATCAAATACTTATGAAAAATTACCCATAGAAGTTAAAGGTTTTGAATATTCAGGAAAAGGTCAAATTCCTAGACCGCAATTATTAATTAGTAATTTAGGAGGCATTACAAGGTCAGGAGCAGCATTAAGAGTTACAGATTTATTAGCTACTGTAAACACTATTACTGCTCATAATGATTTATTAAATGCAAAAGTTACAAGAATAAAAACAACAGCAGATAACTTAGATGCGGCAAATTTTTCTGGTGGTTCTAATCCTTATGGAACACCTAGTAGTGACCAATTTCCTCAAGAAATATATTTTATTGATCGTAAACATACAGAAAGTCGTGACGTAGTACATTTTGAATTAGTTTCTGCTCTGGATTTACAAAATTTAAGACTACCTAAAAGGCAAGTCACTAGAAAAGACTTTGAAGGTGTTGGTACTTTTGTTAATTAATTATGAACGAAAAATGTAAAATTGATGCTATTAAACATGCTCAGGAGTGCTATCCAGAAGAGTCTTGTGGTTTATTTTTAAAAATTAATAATAATTTTATTTATCATAGATGTAGAAATGTGGCAGAAGATTTTAAAGCAGAAGCATTTGTCATTTATCCCCTTGATTATGCAGATGGGGAGGATATGGGGGAAGTTGTTGGGATAGTTCATAGCCATCCAGATAATGTTTTAAAATTTTCAGAAACAGACAAGGCCAGTTGTAAAGCTATGGAAACACCTTTTTATCTTGTTTGTCCGAATTTAGATAAAATGATTGTAATTACACCTAATGAGATAAATGCTGACAAAAATTAAAGTTTATGGTGTTCTAAGAAAATATGTTGGTCAATCAGAATTTAAAGCTGATATCAATAACCCTAATGAAGCATTTAGTTTTTTATATTCAAATTTTAAAGGATTAGAAAAACATATGTCTGAGCAAATTTATTGTGTAAGAGTAGGAGATAAAGTTATAGAACAAAATGAAATGCTTTTAGAAACTGATAAAGAAATAAAAATCATACCTGTAGTTCATGGAAATGTGTTTTGGGTAGTTGTAGGTTTTGGTGTAAAATGGGTTGCGAAAAATTTAATAAAAAATGTAGTTGTTAAATATGTTTTGACTTACGTTGCTGTAAACATGATACAAAAAGGAATTAATAATTTAATTGCACCTCAAGAAGATACTCAACAACAGCAAAGCAGACAAGATAGTTTAGATCCTTCAGCACTAGCGACAAACTATTCTTTCACAGGGCTTACTAATGTAACTAATGCTGGTGTTCCTGTTAATTTAGCTTATGGGGAAATTCTTGTCGGCTCTATTGTTGTTTCTAATGGTCTTGATACAGTACAAGTAAGAGGTTCAAATTAATGTCTATAAAAGAATTTGATCAAAGTACAACATTAACCAACCCAGATTTACCTAGTGGTGCATTAAGTTCTAAACAATTTAATACGATTGTGGAGCTACTTTCTGAGGGAGAAATAGAGGGAAGTGCAACGGCATCAAGAGCAGGGATTACAGATAAAACATCTACAGCTTATATAAATGCGCTAAAAAAAGATATTTTTTTAAATGGAACACCAATTTTACAATCTTCAGCTAGTAATACCGCGCCAAATGATACGGACTTTAACTTTTCTAATGTCAATGTTGAATTTAAAGAAGGAACTTCAAATCAAACCTTTATTTCTGGCATAAAAAATATTGAAACGGAAACTGTTATAGCTCAAACAGTAACCACGAGTAACCCTAGAACTCATACTGTAACTCAAAGTACAATTAATGCAGTTAGAGTCACTATTAGTTTTCCATCATTACAAAAATTTAATAATGAGGGCGGAATAAATGGCACTAAAGTCCAATTAAGAATAAAAACTATCGAAAATGATGGTACTACAACAACTGTTATTGATGATGAAGTAGAAGGTAGATCAACTAACGCATATTTTCGAGATTATTTAATAAATTTTAAATCAACCACTTCATATCCAGTTCAAGTAAGAGTTGAAAGAGTCACAGCAGATAGCACAGACTCAACTCTTGTTGATTCTTTTAGATTTAATTCAATAACTGAAATAATAATGAAGCAAAATGCCTACCCAGATACGGCACATATAGCTTTACGATTTAGTGCAGAACAACACCCAAGAATACCAAAGAGGGTGTATAAAATTCGTGGGATAAAAGTAAAAATACCAAGTAATGCAACTGTAAATTCTACATTTGGATCATTAACATATGCTGGTACTTGGGATGGAACTTTTAAAGCAAGTAAAGAATGGTGTGCAGACCCAGCGTGGATTTTGTACGACCTTTTAATAAATACACGTTATGGGTGCTCGATACCAGAGACAAGACTTGATAAATATACCTTTAAAACTGTTAGTGAATATTGCGGTGGAATGGTTGATGATGGGTCAGGAGACGGAACTACTGAGCCACGATTTAGCTGCAATGTAAACATCACTCAGCAAAATAATGCTTTTGATATAGTTAATTCTCTTTGTAGTGTTATGAGAGTAATGCCTTTTTATAGTGTAGAGGGTATTTCTATATCACAAGATGCAGAGGGCAAAACAACAAAATATTTATTTAATAATGCAAATATTACAGATGGTGGCTTTATATATAACGGCTCAAGTTTAAAGGCAAGGCATACAGTAATTAATGTTAGTTATTTTGATATGACAACACAAGAACTAGATGTTGAAACAGTTGAAGCTGATTCTTCAACTCAAACTAAATATGGAGTTGTCATTAAAAATATTAAGGCTTTTGCTTGTACCTCAAGAGGTCAAGCTGCAAGATTAGGAAGGTGGTTTTTATATAATGAACAAAATTCTGGCGAGACTTGTTCTTTTTCAACTACTGCTGCGGCAGGGATGCTTGTAAGGCCAGCAGATATTATTGAAGTTAGTGACAGTTTAAAATCAGGAGTAAGAAGAGGAGGTCTTTTAAAAAGCGTTACAAGTACAACTGTTGTTGTTTTAGATGATACAGCTTCAACTCAAATTCCTGATTTATCCGAAAGTCCAACATTATCTGTAATGCTACCTGATGGGTCATTTGAAACTAAAACAATAAGTAATATCAGTTCTGGAACGATAACTGTTTCATCAGCTTTTTCAGCCGCACCAAATGCAAACGCACCATATGTCTTAGAAACATCTACACTTCAAACTCAAACGTGGAAAGTAATTTCTGTTTCCGAAAATGACGATATGACTTATACAATTACAGCTTTGTTACATAATGAAGGAAAATATGCTTTTGTTGAAGATGGAAGTACTTTACCGACAAGAAATATATCTAGCTTATCATTAGTTTTAGACCCACCTGTAGGGCTTCAAGCAACAGAACAAATTGTAACTATTAATAATAAAGCTGTATCAAAAATTTCATTAGATTGGCAAACTCAAAATAATGCAAACAGATATGAACTTCACTATAGAGTAAATAATGGTAATTTTACAAAAATAGAAACTTTACAAAGTGATTCAGAAATTGTTAATAACGAAGCTGGTGCTTATGAATTTAGGCTGTTTTCTTTTAATGGTCTTAATGAACCTAGTAGAACACCAGCAGAGTTAACATTTACTGCTGTTGGTAAAACTGCACCGCCATCTGATATAACAAACCTTACTTATGAACCTATTTCTGATAAAGAAATAAGGCTTAGATGGGATGCTGTTCCAGATCAGGATGTTCGTGCGGGAGGTCGTATTCATGTGCGTCACAGCCCTAAAACGGATGGAAGCGGTACTTTTTCAGATGCAACCGATCTTGTTTTTGCATTAAGCGGAGCATCAACAGAAAAAGTAGTTCCTTTGTTAGAAGGGGAATACATTTTAAAATCACAAGATGATGGAGATAGATTCAGCACAGGGGAAACGTCACTTGTTATTGATTTACCAGAAACACAACCAAAATTATTAGTACAGGCAAGAAGAGAAGATCAGGATAGCCCAGCTTTTCAAGGATCAAAAACTAATATTGGATTTGATTCTGGTTCAAATACAATCAGTTTGGCTGGTGTGGGTAATTTTGATGATATTACAGATTTTGATACAGAAAATTCTATTGATGATATTGGTGGTGTTTCGGCAACTGGTACATATTTATTTAATGAAACTTTGGATTTAGGTGCAGTATTTAGTCTTGATCTTAGAAAACTTATTCAAACTGATTCTATATATTCTACAGATTTATTTGATTCAATAACGGATTTAGATGCAAGATTAGACTTTGATGGTACAGCGTCAGTTGACACAAATGCTGAAGTTTTTGTACAGACTTCTCAAGATGCTAGTTCATATTCAGATTTTCAAAAGTTTGCGAATGGTACTTTTAAAGGCAGGGCATTTAAATTTAAATGTGTTTTAACAACGAATGATACAAACCAAGATATTAGAGTAAGTCAATTAGGATATTTTGCAGAGTTTCAAAGAAGAACAGAACAAAGTACGACAACTATTGCCTCTGGAGCTGGTGCAAAATCTGTAACTTTTAACCATCCCTTTTTCACAGGTACGAGTGCATTATTAGGTGCAAACTCTAACCCACCAGCAATAGGTATTACTGCATTTAACATGGCTTCTGGCGATTTTTTTGAATTAACAAGTATAACTTCAACAGGCTTTAGTGTTCACTTTAAAAATAGCTCTGGAAGTTCAGTTGATAGAAACTTCAACTTTACCGCCATCGGTTTTGGTAAAGGGTAAAATTTAAGATATACTGAAAAAAAATAGTTATTTGTTATGTCTAGAGTTGATAGTACAGGTGGAACAGGTTTTACCATTGATAATGGTACTGGTCTTGTAGTTCGTACAAAGTTAAACCAGATAGCGGCAGCATTATCTACATTAAATCAAGGCTCTGGAGATCCATCTGTAGGTGTTGCAGCTTATGTTCCACACATTGATGGCGATACTTTAAAAATACGAAATTCTGCTAATAATGCTTTTGTAACTTTAGGAGACGTTTCTGAAACAAATTTTGGTCATGCTGGATTATCGGCAGCTAATACTTTTACTTCAACAAATATATTTCAAGAAGATGTAACTTTTGATGGTGCTACTGCTGGTCGTGATATTGTTTTTGACAGGTCAGATAATGCTTTAGAGTTTGCGGATAACGCTAGTTTAGTTTTTGGTGCTGGTTCAGATTTAACAATTACCCATGACGCAACTGATAGTACGATAACAAGTGCAACAAACGATCTTAAAATTACCAGTAATGGGGATGATTTAATACTTGAAGCGGAAGATGATGTGATTATAAGGGATAATGGTGGTTCTAATATTTTGGCTCAATTTATAAATGGTGGAGCAAATGAGTTGTACCATAATGCAACAAAGAAATTTGAAACTGCTACAGGAGGAGTGGCACTTACAGGAGGAGCCGCAGCTAACATTACTGCACTTTCTGATGGGTCAACAATAACTATTGATATGGCAACAGCCTGTCATCATTCAGTAACGCTAGGCGGTAACAGAACCTTTGCAGCACCAAGCAATCAAGTCGTAGGTCAGGCAGGGTCAATATTTATTACACAAGATGGTACAGGGTCTAGGACAGCTTCATTTAATAGTGCTTTTAAATTTGTAGGTGGTACAGCACCAACATTAACAACAACTGCTGCTGCGGTAGATCGAATAGATTATGTAATTTTATCTAGTAACGTAATCCATTGTGCAGTTTCTTTAGACGTTAAGTAATGCCATTTTTTGATCCAATAAGAATCGGTGCTTCAGGTGCTGCTGCTACTGCATATTCAGTTGATCGTAGTTTAAGATTTAATTCTGCTGATGATGCTTATTTAACTAGAACCCCATCAAGTACAGGAAATCAAAAAGTCTGGACATGGAGTGCATGGTTTAAAAGGACAAATTTAGGAGGCGACCATAAACTTTTCGCTAGTAATGAAACTAATAGTTCAGGACATGGACTTGCTGCTTTATATTTCGCTAGTAATGACAAATTAAATACATATTATGATACACCTAGTGGACAACCTTATGGTGCAGTAAATGATCGAGTATATAGAGATGTTAGTGCTTGGTATCATATAGTTTGGCAAGTAGATGCAGCTAATACAACTCAAAGAATATGGATTAATGGTGTAGAAGAAACTTTATCATCCTCTTATAACCCTATTGATTACAACTATACAATGAATCAATCTGGCTATACAAATGTTATGGGTGCTAATCCCTGGAATACATCAAATACATCAGATATGTATTTAGCAGAGGTGCATTTTTCGGATGGTAATAAATATGCAGCAAGTGATTTTGGGGAAACAGATGCAACAACAGGGCAATGGGTTCCTAAATCAGTAAGTATTACTTATGGAACAAATGGATTTTATTTGAATTTTTCTGATAATTCTGGAACGACTGCAACAACACTTGGCAAAGATTCATCTGGTAACGGTAATAACTTTACACCAAATAATTTTGCAGTCAGTGATGCTGTAAAAGATAGTCCTACAAATAATTTTTGCACTTTAAATCCTTTACAAAAAAACCCTAATGGTGTTTATAGCGAGGGCAATTTAAGGTTAGAACCTGGTAGCGGTTATAATACTACGATTGGAAATATGGGTGTAAGTAGCGGTAAGTGGTATTTTGAAGCAAGGTGTAATGGTATTGCTGGAGGAGCAGGACAGGAAAGATGGATTTTTGGTATTCATGAAACAACAGGTCAAGATTTTTCGGATGCAACATGGTGGTATAGCGGTTCATATACTATCTCAAATTATGGATATGTTTATGGTGTTCAAGATGGCGATAAAAAAGTTACTAATGAAACCCAATCATCTTTTACGTCTGGATTAGCAGTTGGAAACGTAGTTGGTTTTAAGTTAAATTTAGATGATAATGAATTGAGTATTTCTGTTGATGGTGTTGATAAAGGAAAGATGTTTGATATACAGGGAGGTAAAACATATGCACCAGCTGGAAATTTCAATCAATCTGGTACATCCGTAACTTTGAATTGCGGACAAGATAGTACATTTCATGGACAAGAAAGCTCTGGAGGAAATACAGATAGTGGAGGAATAGGAGACTTTGCTTATGCAGTTCCGAGTGGATACCAAGCATTATGTACAGCAAACTTACCCGACCCAACAATACTGCTACCTAATAAACATTTTGGATCAATAAAATATACAGGTGATGGCACTTCGAGTCATTCAATAACAAATTCTGCAACAGTAGATTTTACTCCTGATTGGGTTTGGATAAAAAGAAATGCTGCTGAAGGTCATGGTGTTTTTGACAGTATGAGAGGGGTTACAAAAAGACTTAGAACTGATACAAATAACAAAGAAACTACAATTTCGGGAGTTACAGCTTTTATTAATAATGGTTTTACATTAGGAGCTACTTTTAATATTAATAGTAGCGACTATGTTTCATGGAACTGGAACGCTGGTGATGCAGATAGTAAAACTTTTAAAGTTGTAGTTGTTACTGACTCTGGTAATAAATATAGATTTCGAAATTCTGCGGATAGTGCAACTTTTGCTCAAAGTGCAGTAACTCTTGATCTTGAAGAGGGAGGAACATATGTGTTTGATTGGTCTGATAGTACAGCACAATCACATCCAATTAGATTTTCAACAACATCTGATGGCACTCATGGTGGAGGTTCAGAATATACAACTGGTGTTGTTAAAGACGATAGTGCTTATAAAACAACAATAACTGTTGCCGCTTCAGCCCCGCAACTTTATTATTATTGCCAGAATCACAGCGGGATGGGGGGTGCAATTAATACAAACGCCACCACAGGATCAACTAATTTTGATGGATCGACTTTATCAAAAGTTAAGAAAAATCTAACAGCAGGCTTTTCTATTGTTCGTTATGTAGGAACTGGTAGTGCTGAAACTATTGGACATGGGTTGGGAATAGCCCCTAAAGTAGTAATTACAAAAGATCAAACTTTTGAAAATAATAATGGAGTTGGATATTCTTGGGTGGTGGCTACCACCGCAATAGATGGAAGTTATGATATTTTATATTTAAATTTAAACTATGCAAAAACAGATTCATCATTATCTGCACCAACATCAACAGTTTTTTCAATCAATAATAGTGTTACGTACAGCAGAAGTGGAGAAGGTAAAATAAATTATTGCTTTAATGAAGTTGAAGGGTTTAGTAAGTTTGGGTCGTATGTGGGTAACGGATCTACTGATGGTACTTTTGTTTATACAGGGTTTAGACCAGCATATCTTATAATGAAATCATCAAGTCACAGTACTGGATCGGGATATTGGTCTGTATATGATAACCAACGAGATCTTGATAATGTTTTAAGAAATGTACAATACCCAAATGAAAATATTGCTGATGGTGTGGCTGATGTATTAGATTTCACTGCAAATGGTTTTAAATTAAGAAATACCAGCACACAAAGAAATGGAAGTAGTCGTACATACTTTTACTATGCTTTTGCAGAATCTCCTTTCAAAAATGCAAGAGCAAGGTAATATAAAGGTATGGCATTTAAATTAGACGGAAAACCTTTAGCTGTTGATGTTGCATTTAAAACATCTGATGGAACACAGTATCCTGCTAACTGGTTAAGATTATCAACAGCAGATGAGAAAACAGCCCTTGGCATTACAGAAGTTGCTGACGATCCAACATTTGACTCACGTTTTTATTGGGGTGATGGAACTGCGAAAGCACTTGATGACAAAACAGAAACAATAGATGGAAAAGAAATAAAAACTTTAGGTGTTAAATCAGTATTAAAGGCACAGGAAAAAGTAACTGCTGGTAGTTTATTAGCTAAATATGATTGGTACGTTGTAAGAAAAACAGAAAAATCTACTGCAATTCCTACAGCTATTACAACTTATCGTGATGCTGTAAGAACAGCTTGTAATACAAGGGAAACAGAGATTGATGCCTGTGCAGATACGGCAGCTTTAGTGACTCTTTATGGTACAACAGAAAAAGATGAGGTTGTTACTTTAAATATGACTCAATATCCAGAAGATCCTAACGAGTAGATTCCTGCATTTGTCTAGTCATTAAGCCCATAGTGACGTACAGAGGTGATAGGGCTAGAATAAGCAGTAATACAAGCACACTTGTAAGAGATAGTGCTTTTAAAATTGCAAATTTAATCATTTTTTTTTCTATGCTAAATCGGATCTGTCAGGTTTTGAGTATCATCTCATTCATAATGGTAGCTTCCATGAGTGGTGGAGCGTATTTAGGTTACAAGTATGTAACTTCAGAACAGTTCAAATCAAGAGTTATGAACGAAATTCTTGGAAATGTTCAAGGAATGATGCCGAAAGTATTAGAAAAAGGCTTACCTGATATTACTGGCCCATCTTTACCAGTACCACCAAAAGGACTAGGAATATAATGGGATCTTTAACACCACCTAGCAGAATTTCCTGCTGGAACTATAAAATAGCTTGCGTGGATCGTGTAATAGATGGCGATACCATAGATATTACAATTAATCTTGGCTTTGATTTGTCAATAAAACAACGAGTAAGAGTGGCAGGAGTTGATACACCAGAAAAGCGTACCAGAGACCATGAGATTGAGAAACCTCTTGGCATAGATGCGA